CCAACACAGAAACCAATCCCAGTTTTAAAAAGATTAATTGAGATTTTCACAGATCCTGATGATGTGGTTATTGATCCTGTTGCTGGAAGCGGATCAACAATTCGTGCAGCAATCGAAATGAATAGAAATGCTTATGGATTTGAAATAAAAAAAGATTTTTATAAGAGAGCGAAGGAAGAAATGCTTAGTACGTTTCAAACCAGTCTTTTTTGAAAAAGGAATTCAAACTGATATTTATAATTTTTTAACCGAGGTACAAAATGAACACTAACGAAAAAGTAATCGATACTATATGTCACATCAGACACTACGGTGACAGATACGATATGTGCCAAGACATGCGGTCGTGGGTAGCTGAGAGAAATGGATTAATCCAGGACTTACTCAAAGCAAAAAAACAAATTGATCGCAATCGTATCGCTAAACGTCTGGATCGTGCGCAAAAAAACATCAGTGACATTATCACAAAAGTGACAGGCGACTTATGGCAAGGCAGTGATCAAGTCATTGCTGAGCAGTGTTTTTTAAAAGTATTAGAGGAGATGCAAAAATGAACATTGAAGAAGCGAAAAGAGCGATAAGAGAACTAGACGCAAGCGCTCAAGAGCCTAGTCTGACCGACATTGATGTCGGTCAGTTGAGCAATTAAATTCCCACGCAAGCGCTCAAGAGCCTGCAATGGCTCTGTGGGGGTGGACCGAAATTAAAAAATAGAAACGAGGACCTCCTTACACCAAAACAAATCTAACGCAGATTATCGGTCATTTGTTATTATTCAAGGCGCTAATACTGACATCGTACGCCTGTGTCGAAAAACAAAAAAAGAAAGAGAGGACTTTTCTCCACAAAAAAAGACGTCCATGCGAACGCCTTCATGATTAAATACCCAACAATATTATATCATGAATGGAGAGTTAGATGGGCAACATTCCGACACCAAAAGCTAATAATTTTTTGGAAGAATTAAAGACTATCCCACATCTCATAGAGACCCTTGAAAGAGACGCTAACCTAATGAGTCGGTCGCTCGTTAAGTCTCCTCAATGGTCTGATATGCGAGTGTCTGGTGGGGTTAAACAATCACAGGAAGACAAAAACATAAAGATGCTGCATATGGTTAGCTATTATAGTGATCAGATTGAGCGTTTAAAAGACCGTCGACAAGAAATGGCTAATTTGATTGTGCAAAGCATGGGCATTTGTGAGAGTCACGTTTTACTCACGACTTATCTTGACTGTGATGGAGACTATGAGAGAGCCAGAGAACGCTTAAACATAGGAAATCGTAATAAATACTTTATGTTTGTTAGGCGAGGAAAGGAAAGTCTGGAATTGATACTAAAAAATACTAATTAGATACAAATTGATACTACATAATACTAATAGCTGTGTTAATATTGTAGTATGTGGGACGTGCAGGTTCGAATCCTGCCGTCTCAATCACCCAGAGATTACACGCTGTGACATTGCGGAATGTAATCAAAGCAAAAAGAATCACGGAACTTTGCGATGTCCACCGTGAATTAACACCCTTATTTGACATTGGCGTTCCTTTGAGGAGAATACGCAATCTGGGTTCGGTGTTAATGATTAAGACTTAGCAACGCCTCTTAACATGCGTACCAGCGCTAAGTCGATTGATTAACCGCAAGTAAAACAAGGGTCGCAACCTTGCTTGTGGTTAGCTGATAGTTCGGTTGAGGATTCGGCCGAAGTGAGTTGTTGCACTGTGCACGGTGTGATAAGCTATCGTGGGCTTAAGTTTTGTGGCGAAACGGCACCGTTAATAATATTTAGACTGTTTATTTGGACTTGCGTTCGCATTAGGAAATACTCACTAAATATTGAGTGCAGTGGCACGTTCGATTCGTGCAAGGTCTGTAGAAGAGCGTTTGTGAGAGGTCTTAGCTCTTCTAAACCTTTGGAACATGAACCGTGATTGGAAAACGGTGGAGGTAGCGCCTTGCTTCGGGACGTTAGCTAAGTCCGAAAACTCTTTGCGAAGAGCCAGAAGAAGATGTGTCGGTTCGATTCCGACTGTTCCTGTAACAAGTTAGCTTAAAGCGTAAGTAATTGGTAGACGTACCGAGGAGGGGCGCATGCGCAAAGCGCTGGGCTGATAACCCAGAGATGGAGGTTCGAATCCTCTGCTTGTGGTAAAACAGACCGACATAGATGTCGGGCTGAAGTCACACAATCGTGTGGCTTTTTATTATGGATTGGAGGTGGTGGAAAATCGCATACGAGGAATTAACCGAAAAACAACAGCGTTTTGTGGATAAGTACATCACCACATTTAACGCTACTGAGTCTGCAAAACAAGCTGGATATTCTGAAAAAAGCGCTTATAGCCAAGGTCAACGCTTGTTGAAAAATGTTGAAATTCAAAAAGCAATGAAGGAACGTTTTTTGGAGGCAAAAGATACCAAAGGAGACCGTATTCAAGATGTTGCAGAAACGTTGGAACAAGATACATCGATAGCCCGTGGAGAAATCCAAATATCTGAATTCAAAGAAACAGATATGCTGACAGGTCAAGTGGTTATCCACACGAAAAGAGAATATACCCCAAGTCACGAAGAACAGGGTAGGGCTAGGGATAGAATTTATAAAGTTAATGGAGCTTACTCAGAAAAACGTGAATTAGAGCATTCTGGAACGGTGGTGTTTGCAAATGAAGACAACATCCCTGATTAAAGTAGATTTGCCATCAACAATCGGTATAGGTTATGGCGCTTTTTGGCGGTCTAGAAATTTTTATCGAGTAGTTAAAGGTAGCCGCGGATCTAAAAAATCTAAAACGACTGCTTTAAATTTTATCGTTAGATTGCTGAAGTATCCGTGGGCTAACTTATTGGTCATCCGTAGATACTCAAACACTAACAAACAGTCAACCTATACAGATTTTAAATGGGCATGTAATCAATTAAAGGTTTCGCATCTTTTTAAATTCAATGAGAGTTTGCCAGAAATAACTGTAAAGGCAACGGGCCAAAAGATACTGTTCCGTGGACTTGATGATGAGTTAAAAATCACATCTATTACTGTCGATGTCGGCGCTTTGTGCTGGGCTTGGTTTGAAGAGGCTTACCAGATAGAGACAGAAGATAAGTTTTCAACGGTCGTAGAGTCTATCCGCGGTAGTTTAGATGCTCCTGATTTTTTTAAACAAATAACAGTCACATTCAACCCATGGTCGGAAAGACATTGGCTTAAGCGTGTCTTTTTTGATGAAGAGACAAAGCGGGATGATACTTTTTCTGGGACTACAACGTTTAGAGTCAATGAATGGCTTGATGATGTTGATAAAAGGCGCTATGAAGATTTGTATAAGACCAATCCAAGACGAGCTAGAATCGTCTGTGATGGCGAATGGGGCGTTGCTGAAGGTCTTGTTTTTGATAATTTTGAAGTCGTAGATTTTGATGTTGAAAAAACAATTCAACGTGTCAAAGAGACTTCAGCTGGTATGGACTTTGGTTTTACTCAAGACCCTACAACTCTTATATGTGTTGCAGTTGACCTCGTAAACAAAGAATTATGGCTTTACAATGAACATTATCAAAAAGCTATGTTGACAGATCATATTGTCAAAATGATAAGAGATAAAAATATGCATAAATCTTATATCGCAGCTGATAGCGCTGAAAAACGTCTAATAGCAGAGATAAAAAGCAAAGGTGTATCTGGTATTGTTGCCAGTCTTAAGGGTAAAGGGTCTATTATGCAAGGAGTTCAGTTTATGCAAGGTTTTAAAATATACATCCACCCTTCTTGTGAACACACAATAGAAGAGTTTAATACTTACACTTTTAAGCAAGACAAAGAAGGTAATTGGTTAAACGAACCGATAGATAAGAATAACCACGTTATTGATGCGATTAGATATGCGCTTGAAAAATACCATATCAGAAGCAACGAGTCAAATCAGTTTGAAGTTCTTAGGGCTGGTTTTGGTTACTAGAAAGGAAAATAATGTACACAGAATCATTTAGAGATAGTACGGGAAAGACTAAAACATTAGAGTTTAGGTTCCACCGTGAAGCTCGCATGAGGTATCAAGCGGAAAGTCTAGAAAG